TCTCGGTTGGTTAAGAGTGCGCTCGTCTGAGCGCCCTAAAGCGTACATACTCTCTAATGAGGTTGCGTGGTTAGTAATGAGTTCCCATAACCCTTCGGGCTCCCAATAATCAAAAGTAGCGATTAGATGTGCCGATATAAAGGCATCCACCTCTTTATCGGGTAGCTGTTCCCAGCCACTCGGTAGCTGGTCGGTTAGATATTCCCTGCTCGCGATTTGTACGAAGTCGATATTCTTCATGCTGTTAGCTCCACTTGCCTTCTATCCCTCTTCGAGGGAGTGGCGGTTATAAGATTAAGACTATGTAGGCGATTTACAGTACGTTTTAGCGTACTAAGCGACATATCGCTAAAGCATTCATCCCTATCAATAATGGCACGTGTTGTACGAGGGTGCGCCTGTATATACAAATATACCGCGTAGTCGGCACGCGACAGCTTTAGAGAGGTGCGTTGTACGTGCTGTTGCTTATATGTGTACCATGTTAGTGCGATATTAGTCATGTGCTGTGTCCTTGTTTGATTGTTGATTGTTAGTACATAAGTCGAACGTGTCGAACGACGCGCGCCACGCGTAGGCTACTGCGTGCGTTAGTGAGTTAAAAGTATTGCCGTGGGACACTGAGTCCCAACCATCGTAACATGCGAAGTGATGGGTGAAAGTGAGTTCTGCTGAGCCGTCCACATTAGTTGAAAACGAATAGCCATCCGCGGGCATACGATTTGACCACTCTATTGAGTCGTAGGGGTTTTCATCGATTGCGTTACAGAATAGAGCGCCTTTTCGGGGTGCTGTTAGCATTGCTTTTTCTAAATACATTATGCCACCTCTACAGTAGTTGCAAGTTGTTTTAGCCACGCATCAGTGAGTTTGACTTGATTGCCATTAGTGAGTTCTGCTATCCACGGGTACTTAGGGGAGCGTGGCTTGTAGTCTACTAAAGTAAGCGCGCCATTGCGTTGTGAGTGGAGTACTGAGCCGTATTTAATGTTATTTAAGCCTAGTAAAGATGCGTGCATACCGATTGATTGCTGAGCGCGTGTTAATGAGCCCTTTATTTGAGCCTTTACCTTTATAGTACACTCATTACTCTCGTAAGAGATATTTCCCGAAGAGATATTCAGTCCGAGACGCGCGCCAAGCTGTTTCAATTCTAGGTCTAATTCACGACGTAAAGTTGCTAGTTGAGGACGTTTAAAAACGGTTATTTTTTTCATGTTATTTACCTTCTAATTGTTATCAAAATAGAGTGTTGTATTTTTGCAACCTCTGCGCCTGATTATACACAAGGTTTAACACGTGTCAATAGTTTATTATATTTATATATATAATATAACTATGAAAAGAGCTGTTACACATTGTTGTTACACATTGGGGTCGAAAGTGTCACAAAGTGTAACAGTATCGGTAATGGCTAATATTAGCCGATTGTTATATTAGTAAAGGCTTATATTGTTACACTAAAAGTTACGGATTAGGTACGGGTTGCGCGTCACAAAAAAGAGTTAATTGAGTGAGGTCTATATCTCTTTGTTACTCTTGTTACATTATTACTTTAGTTTAATAAGAATAAAAAATAAAAGCTATATATCCCTAAATACACACTTAATTAGAAGTATAAAAATACGTTTTCTGTGAGAGTGTAAAAATAGTGTAACAACGTGTAACAAATCTTGTAAAGGCCTAGTGAGATAGTAGGGTATTTTCCGTTGTGGGGTTTTTGCAACAGTTTTTTAATTTGGGCGTAAAAAAGCCGGATTTTGATGTCCGGCTAGTGGGTTATTTTTAGGGGGTTATTAGGACGTCTCTAAAAGCTCTTTTAGCTCATGGATACGCTCGACGATTAAGTCGATGGTTTGGGGCGATAGGTTTCCGCACGAAGTATTAAGTGTGAAGTTGAGCGCGTCGATTAATTCTTGTATTTCCATTTCATTTCCCCCTAGTGCATATCTGCTTGACTACATAAACACCTAGTACGCAAAAGCCTAGGGCTAGAGACACACCTAGGATAGTTTCAAACATAATTATTAAGTAAGTCATTATTTCATTTCCTTTTGTAGTGATGTATAAGCGAATGCACTAGCTACAAGCAAGCCTATTGAGATTGTGGCGGTCTTTGCGTCCATTGCCACTACTGCTATAGGTAATACGATTAAAGCGCCTATAAAGGCAATTCTTAGGGCTAGTAGCATTTTGGTTATTTCGGTATTTTTCATGGTTTATCCTTTTGGGTTGTTATAAGTAGTTTGTAACGGTGTCACGCAATAGTTTTAATTCTGCATTGTATTCATCGGTTATATCTGCGGGGATGTCACTTGATACGGTTGCATAAGCGGTATTAAATTCGTCTAGGGTATTCGCGATATCATCTAGTGAGTCTTGCGTGTCTATTTGGGCACGCTCTACCCTTTCGGATAAAGCCTCTATTATCTCTATTAGTTGCGCGTTTGTTTTGCCTTGCGTGTTGCTAGCTATTAGAGATAGCATCTCATTGTCTGTTAGATGTGAGTAAGTCATTTTTAGGTTTCCTTATTGGTTAATTAAAGTTTCTACCGCCACGCATGGCGTATGCCATTTTCTGCGTGTCTGTGTTTTTAGTTGTGCGTGATTGTTTCGCGCGCTTGTGGTTTTTAATTCTGTTGTGGTGGGTTGAGTGGGTCATAGCATGTGTTTCCTTTTATTATTAATTTGTTTTGGGGTACTAAGTAGGCTTACTTTAAATCGCCCCTTTACGGGGCAATTTGGCGGTTTAGCCGTTTATTGTATAGGCGCGCTGTTGCATCCATTCACCTATTGCCTTGCCGGCTAGCTGTGTTTTGGCGCGTGAGCGGTACGGGCTCTGCGTTGTGCCATTATCAGTACCGGTTTTAATGGCGTTAACCATCTGCGCCCAATCGGTGGTAGGGTTTCGCGTTGCGTGCTCTAGGTTTAAATCTGTTTTATCTGCTAGCGTGTTGCACATTTCCGTTATGTTGTCATAGGCGCGGTTGGTGTTGCGGTTGGTTTCTGCGGACTTAACAATTAGATGCAAAAAGCGTACCCACATTTCAAGTTTTTCACTTTCAACAGTACCGGCTAGCGCTCTAAATTCTATTGTCTTGTGTCTAGAGTATGCGCCCAATAGATTGACCGCAAAATAACGGCTGTCGTGATAGCTAGTACTACCGCCCATATTGGCCACAACTTCTGCAGTTGAGAAATTACCGGTTGCAAATTCTTGAAAGCGTGCAAGCGATGCGCCGTAAGTATCAAATCCGGTAGAGTCATTGCGGGTAAGCGGTATGTCTCTAATAAAGTGCTCATTGCGACGGCTTGCCGGTAATGTAGATTTTATTAACTCTTGATTTAAGGCATAGGTTTCGATGATACGCAATACACTTGCATATTCCATGCGCTCAACGCCAAAATGCACGTGTACACCACATGAGCGGTTAACATACGCCCCACAGTGCTCTATTGCGTCCATGATTGCCACAGCCTGCATTAGCCCTTTTTCACCCTTTAGAATAGGGCTAATTAATTCCATGCCGTAACCTGCGCCCGCACGAATACTAGAGTCACTTGCTATTTGCCACATGGTAGCTGTGTTGTTATGTAGCCCGCCCGTCTGGCTTGAAATTCTAACACCGCTTGTAGTGGTGTCTAGTTGCTCTTGTACGCAATCTCTAAAAGATTGCATACCCATAGGTGCAATAAACTCAATCTCAATTCCTAAAGTCATACCGCGGGCACGTCCGCTAGATATTGACACAAGGCGCGCTAATTCGCGTTGCTCTAATTCAATAGCGCCGGTTAATTCTGCTACTGTTTCACTTGCTGTCTCTATTGCTACCGCGTCCGTTAGTCCGGCTAGTTCTGCGTTAATGCTGTCGCGTTGCGCCGTTAATTCTGCAATACGGTTAATGCGTTGCTGTATGTTATGCAACTCATTGTTAATATCACCCGCGCTGTATGTCGCTAGCAATGTAGTTAGTGTTTCGTTTAATATAGTCATGGTGTTGTTTCCTTATTATTAATGCGCTCTATAAGAGGTGGTACTAGGAAAGGCGTGGCGCGTTTCGCTCAATCCATGGGCGGATAATACCCTAAATGCACACTTAGTAAACACTATTTAACAAATAAACTTTAAATCGCCACTAATAACCCCGTTTCAGGACGCCTGAAACCCTTGGCGCGCGGGGCTTGTCGCGTGTTGCGTGTTATTTGAAATGAAAACGCGGGCGCCCCTTTGCGGGCATTGCGTGGCGCGCGTCGCGTGTTGCACTTTAAATCGCCCATTTAAAGTACTTTAAATCGACGGCGGGTATTTGTAGCGGGTTACTTATAATCGCACGTTTAAGGGCACGTATTGGCGCGCGTGGCGTGGTGTTTGGGCTGTGTTGCGTGGTATTTGGGGCGGGTAGCACTTTAAATCGGCCGGATACGCGCCACCCACCCCCCCCGCACAGCAACGGCGGAGTCCCAGTCACTTTTCCGGGTTCTCCGCGTGAAAATTTCGATTCTAGCAATCTTAAGTGTGAAATTAGGGTTGTTAAAAATTTTTTAATATGCTAAACTAAACGCTCACAGTAAAACGTGCACCAAAGGAGAATATGGCAAGTCGAAAAAAATTTGTAGCAAATCTGCTAGCAATTAACTACCCCAACTACAACCCTGTACTAGCGATGGCCGAGCTGGCTATGGACGAGGAAGTCGACATCAAGGATAGAATCCAGTGTCACAAAGAGGTAGCCGCGTATTGCTTCCCGAAGATGAAGGCTGAAGAAGCTAAAGACGACGGTGTCGACAAGATATCTAAAGCGGAAGTCATTGCTCGATTACAAGCACTAGAAGGCAACCAGGTAACTCCTTTAGTGGAGGCCGGAGCAGAGATATTTGAAGCCGAGGAAGAACTCCCTTTTAGCGACGCGGATTTCGCAGGTGAGTAACAACGACCCCTTTGCAGTCACTACGGAAGCCCCGGCAGAAGACACCACACAGCTAGACTACACCACATTAACGGAAGTACAGCTCCGTGAAGCGCTTTCCTTGAGAGAGGACCTCGCACATCGTAAGCATATGGAACTCTGTAGAAAGGATTTCATAACATTCTGTCAGTACATGGACCCAAACTTCATGGTTGGCAGGCATCACGCGATAATGGGCGCAGCTTTCAATAAAATCGTACACGAAAATGACAAAAGAATCATTATCAACATGCCTCCGAGGCACGGTAAGTCCTATTTAACCTCCCAATACCTACCAGCGTTCTTTATCGGCAACTCCCCTGCAGCGCAACTCATGAACATTGCGAATGTCGCGGAGCTCGCAGTGAAGTTCGGTCGTCAAGTGAAGGATGTAATCGGCTCAGATAGGTTTAAAGACGTATTCCCAGGCATTGAAGTGCGTTCAGACTCCAAATCAGCGGGTCGCTGGCAGGTTAACAAGGGCGGAGAGTCATTTTCCGCGGGTGTCGGCTCTTCTGTAACAGGCCGTGGTGCAGACCTACTGATTATCGATGACCCGTTCACCGAATCGTGCGTATCGCAACCTAAAGTATTCGATGATGTGTGGGAATACTACCTAGCAGGCCCAAGACAGCGTTTAATGCCGGGTGGAAACATACTCGTGGTGCAAACTCGCTGGTCGGTCAAGGATTTAACGGGTAAATTACTCCAAGAACAGACTAAAAACCCTAAAGCAGACCAGTGGGAGGTCATTGAGTTCCCTGCAGTGCTGCCTAAGTCAGGAAAACCGCTTTGGCCAGAGTTCTGGACCTCAGAAGCACTCGAAAAGGTTAAAAACTCCCTTGACGCGCGTCACTGGAACTCCGAATGGCTACAAAATCCAACTGCAACGGAAGGCGCAATCGTTAAAAAGGACTGGTGGATGGAGTGGCCTCACAAAACCCCACCTCAGTGCTCATATATCATACAATCGTACGACACAGCCTACTCAAAAAGAGAGACTGCGGACTACTCAGTCATCTCAACCTGGGGTGTTTTCTATCCAGACGGGGAATTTGAGCGTAAAAACGGGGAAAAGAACACTTATGACGGGCGCGAAGCGCATGTGGTCATGTTAGATGTGGTGCGCGACAGGTTTGAGTTTCCAGAACTCAAAGACGAGGCGTATAGACTCTATGCATACTGGGAGCCCGACACAGTAGTAGTCGAAGCGAAAGGCTCAGGCGGGCCACTAGCTCAAGAGATGCGCGCCAGGGGCATTCCAGTACAGGAATATAGTCCGGGGAAGAGAAAAGGTGGCGGTGGACAGGATAAAATCACCCGATTACACTCCGTAAGTGACTTTTTCCGCTCTGGGATGGTCTGGGCGCCTGACGAATTGTGGGCGAGAGATTTAATTGACGAGGTTCAGGCATTTCCGGCAGGTGACCACGACGACCAGGTAGACTCAATGACGATGGCACTAATGCGCTTTCGAGAGGGCAACTTCCTACAGCTAACGAGTGACGAGGACGTAGGGGCAGAATGGCGCCCCCGTAGAAAAATGAAGTACTATTAGGTACAATACTCACAACTAATCACCAAACACTCTATATATGGGTAATATCGCAGACGGAATCAAGGGATACGGAACACAGCAGATACAAAAGGACAACGAAGAGTCGTATCTACAGTCTTTACTAGATGGCACGACTGAGTTTGCATCTGACTTCGATGAAGGCGCCC